ATGGGCGCCGCTTCGCGACTGGCTTCGCCGGCGGAATCGAGTCGATCCGCCTCGGTGACGGCGCTGCCGCGAAGAGTAATCGACGAACGCTTTTCGTCGCCGCCGTGGCCGCTCAAGAATTTCAGCGTCGGACCATGTCGGAATTCGATCGCTTCAAACTTGCCGCCTTTGGATCCTGCCCCGCGAATCGGTTTGTGTTCGCGAAAATTCGGGCTGGCGTCGATCGCCGGTAGCAGCTCGAGGCGATATTTATCGTAAGCCTGCAAAATGTTGGGTACCGCCGCCCCGAAATTCTCTCGCCATTCGAAAATATGCCAGAGGATCGGGATCACCCATCCGACCAGGGTTTTGCCGCCCTGCACGCAAGCGATCAAAATGAATCGAAACCAACGGCCGCTGTCGATTTCGTCGAGATAGAGCCGCTGCCAAGGGAGCGTATCGCTGCGATACTTGCTCCCCTCAAATTTGCCTTCGGGGATGACGAGCTCCTCTTCGGCGAATTGCCGGATTGGCCGGATCTTCGGAGCTCGCGAGGCGCGCAACAGCCAGCGGATCTCGTCAATTGTTTGCTGGCGTGGCATGCTCCGATGATGCCGCCGGCGACTCGGTTTTTGTCGCCAGCTGCTCGATCATCGTGTCAAAGTCCGTGAGAGCGACTTCCAGAATACTGGCCGCCTGGGGCCCATGCTGCTTGTGCAATCGTTCCCCCGCTCCGCGGAGCACCTTCGCGAGCTGCGCGAGCAGTTCATGCACCTCGACGCGCGGAAGCAGTGTTTCCTCGGCCAGCTCAATCTTATTTTCGAGCAGTTTCACTCGTCGGCGATAGACTTCGATTTGTTCCAGCTTGAGCTGATCGCTGGGGGACGCTGCGCCGGGCTCGCCGTGGATGATCGCCGGCAGCGTGTGTTTGTGCTTGGCCAGAAAGTCGTGGATCCACTTAAACACTTCCAGCGCGTCGACCGTTGCGCCGCGAAGCGGGATCCCGTACCGATCGGCCTGATCATTCACGACTTTGACCTGCCGGCCGACCAGCTCGCAGTATTGTTTTTTCGTCAGCGAGCGCAGCCAGAGGCGGCCGCGGCGTTCGTTCTCCTCGGCATTCCATTGATCGATCGCGCGCGATTCCTTCGGCGTGAGAGCCTCGCGGGCGGCCTGCTTCCGGAGTGCCGATTGCACGAGCGCGATGAACGCCTGACGGGTCGCGGTGATCGGCTTCTCGGGCTCGGCCATGCGGGCGTGAAAAAATCGCGATTACTTACTTACCGGAAAAAATTTTCCGACCGAAAACAGTCGGCGATCCGCAGGCGAAGCCTGCCCCCGTACTACCCCCGAAAGGACCCCAACCTCCTAACCTGCCGCATGGCAACCTTTGCCTCTAGCCGGCTAGAGCCGGTAGGCCTTTGCCGACTAGGGCCGACCATTCCGACCATGCCGGCTAGAGCCGCCAGGCCTTAGCCGGCACGGCTATGATGGGCCTCACGTGCCAGCTGAAACCGCACCTTTCCTGGGCAATAATCCAGCTGGAATAAATAGGCCTGGTTTGGTTTTGATTTGCCTGACTTGATTCGCTTAGCGGCTGTTCAGGTACAGGCCGTTCACTAAACCTACCTTCGTTCAGTAGTTGGAGGCCGTTCACTAGCTAACAGGCCGTATAGGTACAGGCCGTTCACTAAGCCTACCTCCGTTCACTACACGTTAATCGTTCTTGATCTGCACTTTCACCTTGCCTGGCATTGCCTGTCCGCCAGCGGGCGTGAACACGAAATCAATCTCATACTCCTCGCCGGCGACGGCGTTCGTGGTGTCGATCCACAGCACGATCAGCTCGCGATTCACGCCCTTATGCGGGACGGTGCATTCATCCTCGTTATCGCTGGTTGCAGACGTGACGCTGGCGATCCACCGCCCGCCGCAAATCGGCTTAGTGTTGATCCACCACGGCAGCACGTCGCCGACTCGCGCTCGAATCGGCCGCGTCGCCGCCGTCGTGCCGTCCAGGCGATCGCTCAGGTCGATCACTCGCTTCTCGGCCAGTTCGCAATTATCGACGGAATTCAGGAGACTGCCGCCGCCAGCCTCAATGTTCGCAATGTCCTCGGCGATCGAATCGCCGGCAGGAGTGCCGAGCTTGCTGTCGACACCCTGGGCCGCGACCTTTGCAGCCGTCGCTTCGGTGCGCGCATTTCCCGCTGCGTCCGCTGCGGTTTCGGCATTGGTCGCTGCGGTCGCCGCGTTCGCTGCTGCATCGGCCGCATTGTTCGCAGCGTCGCTGGCGCTATTGCCGATGGTGCCCAGCTGGATGTCGATCTCGGCGCGGGGAAATGCAAAAGCAGAGAAGACCTGCGATGTAACTGGGTGCGCGCTGCTGTCGAAATCTCCGGCGTAGTTCGGCTCGTGACCCGTGTATTGCAAATTAGTAAACGTCGCGCCGTTCCACTTCCAGGACCACGTTTCGCTGGAAAACACGTTGTCGCCGCCATCGTTGATAACCAGCACCATGCGATCGCCGCGCACGAGCCCCACCCACCCCACGCCGGAGCCGAGTCCAGCAACGTAACCCGGCTCGCGAATCCACGGGAAGCTACCGCTCGATGTCCACGGGGAAGCGTTCTTGGCATACTCGTGAACGTCTGGCACCCACACAAAATCGCCATCGATGCCATCGATCGTGTTACTGAAGTTAAGATGGAATGCCGATGGCCAGCCAAGTGGGATAGTTGCGTGCGATTGCTTGGCGGCCGTGAGCAACATCATCATATCGCCTGGGTTATTCCCGACTCCGGCCTGGGCAGGGGCCAATTCGATCGTCGTGCTTCCACCGCCGTGGGCTCCATCCATGAGTTTGACTTCCGGCCTCCCGGACCCGAACGCACCGGCCACGCCGCCGAAGTGGCTCACGTTTACTTGCGGACGTCCGCCGCTGAACGCGCCGGCTGTGCCGCCGAAGTGAGTTATGTTTACCTCCTGCCGCCCACCACTTGCCGTGATCGCCGAGCCCAGGTTTTTGCCAACGTCCACGCGCCCGTTGCTGTCGATCGACGCCAGCGCAAAGTTCGGCGGCACCGTCGGAGTGATCCAGCGAATGACGTCGACGTTGGAAGTGCTCGACTTGCCGGTGAACAACAGCTGTTTGGCGTCGGTCTCGGCCTGGGTCAGGTCGAAGCGATAGACGCCCGGCGCATTGGTGCTGCTGACTTCGGTCGCGCTGGTGTCGCCGAGCGCGGTGAGCGTGCCGTGGTCTTTCGAGACGTAGCACGTCAGATTCGCGGCGTCGCCGGTCTTCGGCCCGCCCGTGGAGCGGTCGACGACCATCATTTCCAAATACTGTCCGCTGACGTTGCGTTCGATCGCCGACGATGGCGCGGCGAACGTGCAGGTGAGCAGCAGACACAGCAGTTTGCGACTGAGTTTCTTCATTGTTTGAGGCGGACGTTAAGGTGCAAGGAACAAACAAGGTGCGAGCGGCTTGAGCGGGTCAACGCGCTGGCTCATGGCACTGAATAACGGAGACGTCCGCAGCACGGACGACTCGTACCAGATGAGCCGGCGTCGAACGAGGTCGCCCGCGCGCCAGTTGTCGATCGTGCCGCCCGAGTTGCCGTACTGGAACATTCCGCAGCGCAGCTGCGTCGTGTACGTGCTGTCGGTCGCCGTGAGCTTGAGGACGCCGTCGACGTAGCCCCGGAGCGTCGTCCCCTGTGCTTCTAACCGGAGCACCTGCCCGATCGCGATCGACTGCGCTGTCTGGTTGAGCGTGGTTGGGCTGCCGCTGGCGATTTTGACGATGTAGATGTCCGGCGAAAATATGTACAGCGCATAGGAGCCCGTGGCGCTCATCCGCACGGCCGGGCCCGCCGCGATGCCGCCATTGTTGGTGCGAAGTTCGATCTCGCAATAATGGTCCGCCGACCCCAGGTCGGAGGCGTACCGCGCCTGGTCGAAGCCGGCCGCGCTGGCCTTGCCGGCGACGTTGCTGGCGATCGTCCACGTGCCGCTGTCCTGCGTCCAGGATGCGCCGATCGCACCGTTCGCGCGGTTGAAGTCGTCGCTGTAATCCGCCGCGCGCACCGGCGACACAAACGCCACCAGAGCCGTGAGAATAACCGGTACTCGCAAATGCTTCATCATGGTTCTCGCTGTCGCTCTTCGCTCGTAAGTACAGAACGCATCACGTCGCACTGCCGCTCCGAACTGCGTTCAATCGCGTCCTTCACGCCGTCCAGCTTTGCGCCCATATCCTTGAGCGACCCTTCGTGTTTATTCATCAGCCAGTAAATCACCAGCACCAGCGCGCCGCAGACGCCAAACTTGGTGAATTCGTCGACAAAGGGGATCGGCGTCTCGGCGATCACGATGGCCGCCGTGCCGGCAGCCACGATGGCAGCCTTTTGCAAAAACATCGCTAGGCTCCCGCCAGGCCGGCCGTGTAGTTCTCCCACAACCAGTCCAAGACCAGCCGCGTGACCCAGCCGATCAGCGCCATCAGAATCGCCGTCAGAATGATCGACCCTTGAATGGGCTCGCCCGTCGGGCCGAATACTTTGCCGGTCTGCAAATTCAACCGAGCCCTGGCCCGCAGATCGAAGTATCCGGGCCGTTTTCCCGTCTCGGCCACGAGCTCCTCGAAGGCGGCGACCACCTGGTCCGCGGCCCAGCGTTTATCCTTCACCGCAAAGACGCGACCACAGTGCTCCGTGTCGGTGTCGCCGACGAGGGCATACAGGCGCGCGCGTTGTTCCGTGGTGATTCGCATCACACCCATCGTCGCGCGCGACTCATTCTTTTTGGCGGCACGCCGGCCACCAGGATCCAGTGCTCCAAGAGCCGCCAGAAACACAGTCGATCGAGCAGCGGGTTGAGCCAGTTGGTCAGCGTGCAAAACCGCTCGCTGTAGTCGCCGCGATGGTGCCGGGCATGATGCTGCGGCGTTTGCACGAGCGCCATCTCCTGCAGCAGCCGCACCAGCCGATTCCGCGTCGCACCGTGCGACCAGGCGTGGATCTCATTGCCGCTCGCCGCCAGCGCGGCCACCAGCACCAGCTGCCAGCTCCCATAGCCGGACAGCCAGGCCAGCCCCATGACGCCGCCGGCCAATAGCACGAGCTGATAACTGCGGCTCACCAGCGTGCCCATCCGCACGAACAGCCGCGGGTCGAGATGATGTTCAATGTTGGGCTCGATCACCAGCCGGCCCACCAGCGGCCAGCTCGGCAGCCCGTAGGTGTCCTCCCACCAGTGCAAGAGCCCGGTGAGAAAATCAGCTAGCAGAATGCAAGCGATGACGTGCGCTAGCATCCGAGCTCCGCGGCCAGATCCTCGATCGTGAGTCCAGTCTCGTCGCGGATAAGTTTAGGGCGAATCCCGAGCCGCTCGCTGGCCTCGAGATCACCGAATGTTTTATTGGCCGTCACCATCATCGCTTGCTCCGGAGCGGCTCGGTAGGCCGCGCATACCGCCAGATAAGCAAAGGCGTTTGGCTTGAAGACTTGAAAGAGTTCGAGCGGGCAGACTTCCATCGCGAGCTCGTGGTTGCACACGATGCCCTGCAACACTTGAAAATTGCCGTTCGAGCAGGTGACTACCTTGTAGTTTTTCGCCAGCCGGGCGATGCCGGCTTTGGAATCGGGATGCAGCGGGAGGTCGCGCCAGCTGGCTGGCAGCTCGAGTGGCGACCACTCGGGTTTGCGGATGTGCTCGATGTAAGCACGGATTTCGTCACGGTCCACAGCGGACATATCGACCACCGTGCCGAAGACGTCGAACATAATGAGTTTGAGATCGCTCATGCGTCGCCGCTGGCTTTGAGTTTCGCGTCGGCCCAGTCATGCACCGCGTTGGCGGCACACAAACCGAACCGCAGATTCCACAGCAGGAAGCGGGCAATTTGGGCCAGAGTCCACCACAGGCAGCTCATCGTCGCCACCCGCCCAGGATCCGCCGGCCGCTTGCGCTCGAAGATTTGGCCGGCGCCGCTTCGCGATCGCCGCAATGGCACGCTGGGCAGCCGCACGCGCACCCCGCTTGACCCGTGCAGCGCGCACAACAACCGCAGCCATTTCGCGGCTCGCGCCGCGCGGCTCGTGCCGCGCTCGGCCGCCCCAACTCCGCCAGCAGGGCCGCCGGCGTCGCCGGGGCCGGGAATGCTTTGGTCACGTAGCGCCGCATGGTTTCGCCCTGGCCGTCGGCCGTGGTCGCGACGATCACCACGCCCGGCGTCCGCTGCACGCCGTATCGCGCGGCCGCCGCGGGATCCTCGTCGCAGTTGATCGCACACAATACGAACCGCCGACCGGCCGCGGCCGCGACCGCCTGGCTGTCGACCACGTTCCGTTCATAGTCATCGCACGGCCCGCACACCGTCTGCCGAAAGACGATCACCAGCGGCAGCCCGGCCGAGCGCGCCACCTCGATCGCCAGATCGACGTCGCGATAGGTGGCCGTTGCCGGCGCTGCGTCGGTCGCCGACGGCGACGGCTCAGAGCTCGAGTCTGGCACGTCGGCGGCCGGCTCCTCGGCGATCGGCAAATCAATCAGCGGCTGCTCGATCACCGGTTGTTCGATTACCGGCGGCTCGACTACTGGCGAATCACTTACCGGCATATCAACGACCGGCGTATTGATCACCGCCGGCTCGCTTTCGACCACTCGCCGCTCCGCTGGGGGCGCGGGCCGCCAGCTGGCCACGGTCAGCCACCGCACCAGGCAGGCCCCGACGAGCGCTAGAAGCATCGCAATCAGAATCATGCGTGCGGCGCTGGTATTCATCATTTGCCTCCTGTCGGCTGCAGCCAGTTGTCGGGCACCGACATGCTGGCGATCGCAAACGCACCACGCCAGGCACTTTTCACCGTGCCCAACGAATCGGCCCGGCACAGATCGTAACTATCGGGATAGATCATCGCCTGGTCGGCGACGTTCCACTGCGACCACGGCACTGCATGGCCGCTGCGACCGACGCTGACGACCATGCCGTGCAGCACGAGACACACGGCCTGCTCCCACGATTCGGGGAAGATCACCTCGGCCGGCCGGAACCAGGCGGCAGTCTCTTCCCAGCCGGCTGGGAAATTCTTGAGCGCGACCCACTTGCCACCCGACTGGTTGCTGTTGCCTTTGCCTGCGGTGCCGGTCAGCGTGTGCTTTAGTCCGTAGTCGCGCGGCTGCGTCGTGTCGGGCAGAAACCCGCGCTTGACGGCGATCTCCATCACCTGCCGCACGTTCGCGCCGCCCCACTGGCCGGGATTGGCCTCGGCGTAGATCGACAGCGGCGACAACCACACGCTCCCGAGCTGCGACTGCTCGTAGCGAAAATCTTTCTTCGGCCCCTCGGGGAAGATAATCCCCCGCGATCGATTCCGGGCCGCTTCGGCGTTCGCTCGCAAACTGTGACACGTGCATTCATGCGTCGGATTCTGGTTGGTGAACCGATCAAGATAATTCAGCGGCCACGTATGATATTTGTCGTTGTCGCGGGCCTTGTCGGCCCAATCCTGCGGCTCGATCCACAAGGCTTGAGGGAAGTCGCGCGTCGCCGCACCGCAGACCTGCCGCAGCACGTCGATCGAATCCTCCCGCGCGAGGCGGGCCGGGTAGCCCGTGTGCCGCGGGAATCGCACGTCGATCAGCTTCGGGTCAATCCGTGTGAACGAATTCATCGGGCCAGCTCCGCGACTTGCGTCTCGGTCGTCGGTTTCGTCACCCGCAGCACCCTGTCGCCGGCCAAGAGCACCAGGGCGGGCAGACCGGCGGTCCGCGCCGCCGGCACCGCCGATTTGTATTGCCGCGGGATCTCGCCGCGGCCGTTTATGCTGTCGTCTTCGAACGTCGTGGCCGTCAGTCCGCGGCGATTGAGCTGGTCGAGGCCGGCCAGGATCGCAGCCGGCGGCGTCCCCTCGTCCTTTTCGTACACGTACACCGCGGCGGTCGGCTGCGGCGCCAGCCGGCCGACGTGCGACCGCCCGACATGCAGCACCAGAATCACCGCCAGCAGCCCGACGGCAATTTTGTCGTTCCGCGTGAACGGCTTCATTGGTTTGTCGGTTCGCCGGGTGCCAACACCGAGAGTTTGGTCAGTTCCAACAGCGCCTCACGTAGCGGCGGTTGTTCGTCCGCGGGAACCAGCTCGATATGATCCGCGAGCTGCCGCAGGGAAGCCGAGCTTCCTTCCCGCGGATCCACGGCATCGATGGTCGTTTGTCCGCTCGGGTTTGGATCGCCGCCAGCCGCTTGGCGATTCGACCACCAGGCCAGCGCCCGCGGCACCCCGAGCAACAAGACCACCGTCAGCGTGGCCACCAGGATCGCCCCATCAACCAGGCTCAAATTCACTAAGTCACTCATGGCGTGCTCGCGGCGGGCGTGTCGGGCGTATCGTCCAAAAACCGGTCGATCATCTTGTCGAGCGCCGTCTTGACCGGGCTCGTCACGAAACTCGGCAGCTTCGAATAGCTATCGAGGCAGGCATGCACCGTGCTCTTAATCAGCTGCCGCTGCTCGGTCGTGAACGACCGCACCAGCTTCGTCAGGCCGTCGATCAGAATTCGCATCACTCACCCGGCACGTAGGGCGTGCCGTCCCAGTTAATCACCTGCGTCGGCTCGCAGACCTCGGTCGGCGGGCCCGGCTCGCGACAGACCAGCCCGACCAGCGCCGCGGCAATCGCCAGCCCGGCCATTGCCGGCACGAGCGCGATCGCCACGTGCAGCACCAGTCGCCGCGCGTTCATCACGCCCCGACTTTCGTTAGCAGCGCATCGATGTCGGCATTCAGCGAATCGATCTTGCCGGCGATCACGTCCCAGCCGCTCGAGACGGCCATTTCGATCGCGTTGTCGATGATCGGCTCGAACAGATCCAGTTTGCCCAGCGGCAGATCGATCGCCGTGACTTCCTCGTGCCAGGCCTGCAGCACCTGGCGTTTGACTTCCGCTCGCTCTTCCGGCGTGGCCGACCGCGAAAACGACAGCACGACCCGCGCGCCGGCGCCCATCAAAACCAGCAGGCCATAAAAGCTCTTGCTGTAGATCGGCTCGTCGCTCTTAAAGATCCGCGCGGCGTCTCGGAAAACTTCGTACGCATTTTTCATCGTTGCACCTGGCGGGTCTCTATGACTTGTGGGGCGGGGGCAGACAGGCCTCGATCGCCGCCTCGACCGCCGCGCGAATCGCTTCGCCGGCATGGGGCGCGTCGGCTTGGACCTTCACCCCGACCTCGATTTCTTTCTTCACCTTCACGGTGACATCGACATCGGCTTGCATGCTGGTGAGGTTACGCGGCGAATCGCGCTTTTTGGCTGCGGCGTTTTTTTGCGCTCGTCCGCCGCGCCCGCGCCGGTGCAAAGATCGTCTTCTCTTGAAAGCAGCGGATACAGTAGTCCGTCTTGACCAGCCCGCCGCACGTGCCGCACCGCACCGCCTCCTTGTCGTGCGCGTCGTCGTCCGCGTCGACCACGCCGGCGTCTTCGTCGCGCAGCCGCCGCTTGTAGCGCGAGACCGTGCTCACGTCGATCCCACACTCCCGCGCAATCTGCGAGTTCCGCTGGCCCGCGCGGATCCGCCGTTCGATCTCTCGCCGCTTCTCCCGCGGCAGCCCGCCGCGCCCGCTGTTACCGTTCCCCATGATGCTCTCGCTCCTCGTCCCGGGCGGCCCGCGCGGTTAGCACCCGGCGACAGGCGTCGCGGATGCCGCGATCGATCCGCCGCCGCTCGTCCCGCGTCAGTCGCCGCGACTCCCCTTCCTCGGCCAGCCGCGCCAGCTCCCAGGGCAGGCCCTCGACTCGACGCAGATATTCCGGAAGCTCCGGCGGCGGCTCCGCCAACAGCTCGCTCGCCGGCGGCGACGGGGCGGGCCGGGCCGCGGCCCGCGGCCGACTTACTTTTTTTTTGCCGCTGGCTTCGCCGTTTTGGCCGCGGGCGCCACCACCACCGGTTCCAGGGCCGCGAAGAATGCCTCGATTCGCTGCCGATCGGCGGCCAACGGTTCGAGCTTGGCCCGTTCGGCCGCCAGCTGCCGCTCGAGCTGCTCGACCCGCTTGAGCTGCTTTTCGTAGGCGCTGGTGGGCCCAAAATGCTTGTTGATCCGGGCCTGAATCTGGGCGGCTTGCATCGCGTCACTCCATGAAAAAAGCCCGCCGGCGCGAGGACCCGAACAGGTCCACTAGCGCAGGCGGGCGACGTTCGCGGTCTCCCGTATGGCTCATTCCGCCCTGGCGGCGGTCAGATCTCTCGATCGTTGAGAAACGCCTTCTTGATCCGGCCCTCGGGATGCACGACCTTGATCGTCGTGTTTCCCTTAACCCGATCGCGGTGAATCACTTCCAGCTCGGCCCGAAACGAGAGCAGCAACTTGAGCAGCCGCGCCGTCTCCTCGGCCGAGCCGCCGAGCCGCGCCGCCCATTGGCGGGGCGTCTCGTCGCTTGAGAGGGGCAACATGGCCACAATTAGGCCAGAATAACGGGGTTTTTCCCAGAACAAATCGGCGTTGGCCTACCGTTTCGGCCGGCCCGTGCTCGTCTCCCAGGGGCGATAATGCCCCACGTGCCAGCCGTCGCAGCTCGTGCAGAAGTACACATTCAGGCGCCCGCGGCGACTCCGTCGCCGGCGGTTCTTGTTATGGGTCTTTTGCCGAGCCAGGTCGGCCTCATCCCGGGTCGCGTGCCGCTTCTTGCGGCAGCCGGCTGACAGCTTGAGCGGCTCGCATTCGATCGCCTTCACTCGACCGCCGCCCCGTCCCATCGACCGCTCCTCTCAGGATCCCACCGGCACCAGCACCCGGTATTCCATGGCGTAGGCGTCCTCGTCCGAATCGTCGTAGAAGTCCCGCAGCACGTCGGTCGCCTGAAAACCCTGCGATCGCCAGAACAATTGCGCGGCCAGGTTGGTCTCCCGTACCTCGAGCGTGATCCGCGTCCGCCGCTGCGGTCCCAGCTTGCCGATCAGCTTGGCGGCCAGCTGCCCGCCCACGCCCCGCCGCCGCACGCCCGCAGCCACCGCGAAATTCAACACGCTGAGCCACGTCTTGTGGAGCTCGTAGATCATAAAGCCCACCACGCGCTCGCCACGGTCTGCACAGTGATCGGCGGCCACCATGCCGACGCAATTCCGCTGCCGCAGGCAACGAATAAATTCCTCCTCGAACCAGGGAAACTCGAAACCCTCCCGCTCGATCGCCAGCACCTCGGGCATGTCCCGGAGAATCAGCCAGCGAACATGCACGGGCAAACGAGGGGCGGCACAATCAGCGTGTACTTTCATGCCGGCATTCGAGCAGTCGATCATGGTTTTTCCGAAGCGCTCCAATTAAATGCCTGGCAATTGGAGCGCTCGATATTCCCGAGGGAACTGCTTGAATTTGCGCTCCAATTCAGGTGAAAGCAGCCGCGCGGGTGCCCCTGCGCCCGCGCGGCTGAGAACCTCCACGAAAATCTACACGGCCGGTTCGGCGGGCGCCGCCTCGATCGGCGGCGGCGGGGCCGCGTCGCTCGTGGCGTCTGGCACTCCACAGCTTCCGCCCGAGCACGAGCTGCAGCCGCGCGCCCGGCCGCATGAGCTGCAGCCGGTGGGCCGCGCTCCGCCCGTCTCACACCGCGCCTCGCACCGCGCCGCCCGGCGGGCGGCGAACCGCCCCCCGAAGATCCGCCCCCGGCCACCGCAGCACGCGGCCGAGCCCTCGGCCGCGACCAGCGCCACCATCGCGATCGCGATGGTGGCCAACCTGAATTTCAAAACCCTTCTCATCAACAAACTCCTTTCCAAACGAACCACCAAAACCACGGGCGACCATCGCCCGGTGAAACGTCTAAAAACTCCGCGTATCGATCCACCACGCGATCAGAAAACTGAGCGGGCTCTCGCGAACACTGTCGGTCGGCTTGTAAATCCGGCCGAGAAGAATCGGATCGGGCTTCTTCCGCGCGGGCAGGCAACCGATCTCGTCAAAGATGTTGCGCAGCATCGCCGCCCTCGTCGCCTCTAATACGGCCGGCTGGGCGATCGCCGCGGGGAAATCGATCTCGTCGCAAAAGTCAGAGACCGTGTGCTGATATTGATTCACCGGATACTTCTCGCCTTTGTGTCCGGTCCTCTCGAGCGGGTCGAATATTCCGATGAGTCAAGTATATAGTTACCAAACTCAGCGATACACCACGACACCACGCTCCAGTAGACGCTTCGCGAGCTCCGGCAACTGCGTGAGCGCCGTGCACCCGTTGGCGACGAGAGTCTCCAGGTTCGCGAGCTCCGGCAACTGCGTGAGCGCCGTGCACCCGTTGGCGTAGAGAGTCTTCAGGTTCGCGAGCTCCGGCAACTGCGTGAGCGCCGTGCACCCGTTGGCGTAGAGAGTCTCCAGGTTCGCGAGCTCCGGCAACTGCGTGAGCGCCGTGCACCCGCTGGCGACGAGAGTCTTCAGGTTCGCGAGCTCCGGCAACTCGGTCGCGACGTTCGTGACGGCCGCCGAACCGGTCGGGACTAATTGCTGGGTCGACATAACGTGCCTTTCAAATTGGGAGGGTAACTACTTACTTGACTCATCAAACCGCCGCCCGCGATTGCGACCGGCTTTTGCTTCGGCAATAACGCCCCGCAACAAACGCTCTACGTCAACGCAGTAGTGCCACTGATGATGCGACGGGGTTTTCTTATAAACCTCGATTGCCCGCTTATAACCCACCCTGTATTTGTTCCTGTCGTGGATGTCCGCGCCGCTTGCAATCGTCTCCGCCTCAATCAGCAACCGCTCATCGACGGGGTATTCTTGTGGCAGCGGTCGCTTGTCTTTCCATTCATCACTCATAAAGCACCTTTGATGAGTCAGTTATATAGGTGCCATTGGGAGCGTCCTGCTCGGGATGTTGATTGAGATCGGGTAATTCACCCCACTGGCGGCACTTCGAACAACTCGGTTTGCACCGCGCGGGCCTGGTGCTGTTCGGCGTACAGCCAGCGATCGACTTCCCGCTCGATGCGCTTGCAGTCGTCGAGACCGCCATGCGTGGGAAAGTAGGCCTTTTGCGCGGCCCGCAGCTGGACCACCAGGCCGATCAGTTGCGGCAGCTTTTTTTCGGCCAACTCTTTAAGCCGACGAATCTCCGCCAGCAAACAGCACCGTTCGCAATCACGATTCGGCTGCGAAGCCGATCCCCCACAAACGCATGACTCGCCCATTGCTAAACCTCCTCATTGCCTGGCATCGATCGGCCCAGCGCGACGAGCGCCGGGTCTTTGTGCTCGCTGCGGATCAGGGCCGCGGCCCAGTCTTCGCTCGCCTGGCGGCAGCGGCTCACCTCGAGTCCCTGCTTGACGATCATCACCAGCACGCCCATCCGCCGGGCCACGCGGGCCGTGGCCACGTGATGGCAGGCGGTGAGAAACCGCAGCCAGTGATCGGCCGAGTCGGCGATCCAGCCCAGCCGCAGCGCGTGCTCGTACAGGTGCCGCAGCAGCCCGCAATCGCCGCCGCGGCAGGCCGCGACCAGCTCGGCGTCGCTCACTTCGCCCATCCGCCATGGCATCGACGGCAGCCGCCGCTCGCCCGGCTGCGGGCCACTGCGGAGTGGTGCGGAGTGGTGCGGGGCAGTGCGGGGCGGTGCGGAGTGCCCGTGAGTGTGATTTGAGGGTTGAGTTTTGAGCACGGGGTTTGTATTGGGTTTATCTTCTGAGCACGGGGTCGACCCCGCACCGCCCCGCAGTGGCCCGCAGAGGCCCGCAGAGGCCCGCACTGACTCCGCACCGCCCCGCACCAACTCCGCAGCCTGCGTTGCCCGAACTTCCCCGATTCGCAATCGCGCGAGCGGGTCGGGCGGCGCGGCCGATCGGGCCGCGAGCTCGTCGAGCACGTACGTCGGCGGCTTGCCGCGCGCGCCCTCGATCACGTGAAACCACTCCTCGCGGGCCAACGTCGCAGCCGCATCGCGGACAGACCGATCGTTGCACTTGAGGAGCGTCGCCGCCTGGCGGCTGGAAATCGTCAGCACCTTCACCCGCTCGCCACCGAGCTCGCGATCGGCGCCGTCCCGCCGCACGAGCGCCGCCAGCCGCGCCTGCAACTGCGACCGCCCACACCGCTGCAGGTGCTCGCAGAATTCACACCACACAAAATCAATCGCTTGCTGGCTTCCTGCCATGATGAGAGTCTAGAGTCTAGGGTCTAGGGTCTAGGGTTGAGGGGTCTGGGGTCTGGGGTCTGGGGTCTGGGGGTTTCGCGCCGAGCGACTCGCTGGGCAGCCCAACCGGGCCGCCGGCGGCGCCGCCGGCGGCCCCTGTCTGGCTTACTGATAGGAGATGGATCTGAATCACTTCATGGGCGATCCTCCGGGGTGAACACGACGGCCGGCGCGGGCGCGGCGACACGCTGCGTCCACTGGCGACGCACCGCCTGCCACACGCGGCCGAAAAGCACACGAGCAAAAGATTCGCGAGGCCCGAGGGGCTGGGGGCCGGTGGTTGGGGGCTGGGGGCTGGCTGTTGCCCCTTCGACTCTCGACTCTCGACCCTCGACCAGCTTCCGCCGCACGGTCGGCAGCCACTTGTTGACGCCCAGCCGCCCGCGGCTTTGATCGATGAGCTCCCAGATCGTTGCGATCGCGACCTGCTGCTGCCGTCCGGTCATTCGCGCGAACGCCGGCGGGAATTCGCGCGAACAGACTTGGGCGTATTCGCGGAACCCGGGCCCCACGTCGAGATCGAGCCAGGGCGCGGGCCGCGAGATCACGAGCGTGGCCCAGGCCCGCTGACACACCGGGCACAGATGCTGGACGACGGGCACGGAAGCGACAGGGGGAGAAGGTGAATCGGGCATGGGTCATCCTTGGGGCTGGGGGCTAAGGGCTAGGGGCTAGGGGTTGTTTTGTTAGTTGTTAGTTGTTGGGATTGGCCGGCCGGCGTCAGCTCGACGACGTCGTCATCGCGCCACGCCGTTTCTGTGTGTGTGTGTGTGTTGCGGCGGGTCGTACTTGGAGAGCAGCGGGCGGAAGTTGATCGCGATCGTTTCCAAGTCGCCGCACACGAAGTCGACGAGCGAGACACCGTACATCGCCAGGCCGGCGGCCTGGCAGGTCGCGCGGAGCTTCACGAGCTGATCGGCGATCATGATCAAATCAACCGGAGACGGGGCGGGCATGGTTGGGTCCTGTGTGAGTGGGGCGGGTTGAGGGTCGATGGTCGAGGGAAAAACTAACCACGAAGGCACGAAGTCACGAAGCCGCAATGGGGGTGACGACAGCCGCCACACGATTGCGGAGCTTCACGAGAAATTCATCCGTGAGCCCATCGCGGACGGCGATCAAACTAATTAACGCGCGGTTCACGGCGTGCAGAACTTCGAGTGATTCCTTGAACCGCGCGGGATCGTAGTCGCGGTGAAAGTCTTCGTATACGATCTTCCGCGACAGGTCCGCCCCGATAGTGTTGGTGCATACCTCGCCGACGGCGGCCGCTTGTTCCTTCTCGATGGCTGACACGCCATACGTTGTTGTGTGCGTCTTGGCGTGGACGCGATCGTATGCAAGGACCACAACCATCGACTTGTTGAAAGTCTTGGCGATATACTCCGCCGCCTGAACCGGTACTGGCCGATACTCTGCCATCGCTTCGTGCCTTCGTGCCTTCGTGCCTTGGTGGTTAACAAAACAGCCAGGCGCGCTGAGGCGCAAAACGCGCGCCGGGCTGGGCGCTGGCAACAAGCCGGCACCGGAGAATGAACGGACGCTGGGCGGATTGATTACCGGTCTTCGCAACAGCGAAGAGCGCTAGCCCACGAAGGCCCGCAGACCGTGAGCGTGCCGCGGTCGATCTTTCATCAGTTGGCTGATCGGCCGGCGATGGAGGTCGTACCGCGGATCGTAGTACCGTTTCGTGGTTTCGACGGTCGAATGACCGAGCCGAATGCGGGCGTATTCCAGGCCATGCTCGGCAATGATCTCCGAAGCCCCGGTCCGCCGCAGGGCATGCCATTTGAGACACGGCGGCACTCGTTCCAGGCCCAGGGCCCGCCCCACAATCTTGGCAAAATGGCGATTGAGCGTCCGCACGCCCCAGGGAAAATCGCCTAGCACGGTCGGCACGCGCCGCTCGTGCAGCTTGAGTTCGCGGAGCAGATCGATCGTCGTCTTGAGCAGATCGAGCACCTGCCCTTGCCGGTGTTTCTGCGTCGCTCCCATCACCGTGATCGTGCCCCGCACGAGATCGAGATTGCCCGTCGGCAATTCCACCAGCGCCTGCCGCCGCACCATCGTGCAATGTCCTAGGCGAATGATCGCGCCCCACCAGATATTCGCCGGTTGCGTGCCCACCCGGCCGTCCCAATGATCGGCCACCCGCAGCACCTCGTCGAACTCCTCGGGCATGAACGCGACCGGCACTTCGAGATTGGTGCGATACGCCGAATTCCGCGGCTGAACCCCGATCAACCCTTTTTTGAACCCGTAATTCCAGAGCGCGTTCAAATGGGAACGGAGCGTGTTGGCCGTCGTGGCTGAATTGCCCTGGCGAACCTGCCACTGCATGGCCCGCTCCACCAGATCGGTGGCGAATTCGTCGGGCGGCAGATCGTCGAAGGTGGGCGGTCGTTCTGTGCCGCCGCGCTCCCGAAGAAACTCGCGAAAGAAATTTTCGAAGATCACCAACTGCCAGTGATAACTCTCGTCGGTCTTCCGGCGAGCGTCGGCCTGAAACTTCTGGCCGCGATACGTGACGTTGTAAAACTCGCGAATTGAAACCGTCATCGGTCGCTCCCGACGGACCAATTCTTTCTAAACCCTCGTCGTGATTGAATGGTCCGCCACTGCCGTCCGTGCGATCCCGCCTCCCTGCGGAACGTCCGCCATAGCCAAAAACAATTACCAGCCTGATTGGCGGATCAACAAATTGCAAATAAAAGGCACAACCGCGCCTGATCGCTACCGTATGGGGCATCCTGCACGCCCTCCGTGTCATGCACATCGGCGCACGGCCCAGCGCGAAGCATCACGCTGGAACCGGCGCACGATGGCGCAATTTCGGACAATCAAAAGACCGGCTTAGAGCCCGAGTGTCGAGGCCGGCCAGCGTCACCACTGGCCACGGCTTTCAAATGCCCGAAGAGTCGAGCGTGAAAGAGGGGTCGAGGCGACACTCTGAAAAAACGTAAGCGTCTTCCAAGATACCCCGCGCGCTTCGGTTGTCAACTAGAGTTTTGCGCGATGGTTCGCTGCCGTCGCCGATGCGCGACGGTTCTCCTAGGCAGGTTTGGACTTAGCCATTTGCAAATTTTTTTTGCAATCGCCTCAGGTCGTAGTTACGATCGGCAGCCGGAGGACAAGCCAACGCGCTATGCAATTACCGGAATGCTTGGATTTACGTTGGGCGTACTTCTGGGTATCGGCATCACCGAATTGACATCGCACCGGGAACTGATCGCCGCTCGCGGGAGACTCGCGGAAATCGAGCCCAAGTTTGCAGAAGCAAACGCGCTGTTGCAGCGTGTGCTCGACGAACACGCCGGAGAGCAGCAGCCAGCCCAATACGCATCGACGTCGGGAAGTATCTGGGGTAGCGATATCGACGTTCAGGTATTTCGCCTCTGCGCGAGAATTCCGTTTGATGACGATGCACGGAATTTGTACCTGTGGGCGCAGAACACGATATTCGATTTGCGGAAAGATGAACGATTGATATCCCAGGATCTGACTCAGCCAGTCATTTTGCGAAAATCCGTAAAGGGATTTATGGGCGAAATCGCCGCCGATAATGAGCGATGCCGGTTTGCCGTCATGTCCCGCCAACCCCGCCCAGGCGAGACCATCCTTGATACCGAGTTGCGTACGGCGAAAGAGATGGAGGCTCATCGCGTCGAGAACAAATCTACTCACCCTTCCGCCGAATAAAAAGCGCAGCGATTATCTTTAGAATGGCCCGGGCGATCCACTCGCCAGGCAGCTGATGGAAGCTCACACTTGGCTCCTTCCTGCAATTCTGCCGGGTGCGCGCTGAGTGACCGGGACGCAAATTGCTTAAGTTTTTCCGAGCGTCACCGTTCAGAAAGACGGCTATCAGCCCGCAGACCAATAACCGCCGCGTCCCGATCACTCAGCGCGCACAAGACTACTAATCAAGTGCGCGCGTTCCTGTTCGCACTAACACGTTGCGGCATCACGCCTTTTCTGGAATTTACTGTTCGCAATGAACTACACTCCAGCGCGCGAGTACCGGAGAGAGGACTTGAACCTCCACGACCTTGCGGTCACTGGATTTTGAGTTATGAGCACTGCGCAAACGTGGTGCGTCGTCATCCGATTTGCGCAGTATTCTACTCGGCCGCCTGGGGCCCGAAGATGGCCGCGAAGTGGGCGTCGAAGTCGGACGCCAGTTCGGCGTCGGCTTGGGCCTCGAGCCGGGCGGCCAGGGCCAGCTGCCGGCTCACGGCCGCCTGGTGGACGGCCCCCGCCGAGAAGGCCGCCAGCAGCAGCTCCTTGAACGTCGCCACCGGCATCCCGACCGCCGTCGCGAAACTCAGCATCGGGTTCCGAGCTTCGAGCTCGGTGTAAAAGTTGCTGAAGTCGGTACGCATGAGGCTGGGGGCTAGGGGCTGGGGGCTAGAGGCTAGGGGCCGGGGGCAGGGGGCCGGGCGTTGCAGGTCGCGCACGTGCCGCGGCGGCGCTCGCTGGTGCTCCACAGCTTGCGACCGCAGGGACACTGCGGCACCTGGCCCCGTTCGGCGTCGGCCTCGCGCTGCCGGCTGGCCCGCATGTGGCGGATCGCTCCGAACAGTAGTTGCTCGATTTGGGCGCTGGTGCGGGCCATCGGGATCCTATGCCGGCGGCGGCGCGTCGCGCCATTGAATGGCGAGTTTACGCTTCTCGCCGCATTCGCTCTTGATCGCGGCCTTCTCGCCCGAGGTGAGTTTGCCGAAGGCCTTGAAGGCCATCGCCATCGCCGACGGGGCCTGCCAGACAAACGACAGGATGAAGCTCTTCATCGTCAGCTGCTGCTCCGGCTGGCCGGCCGTCTCGGCGTCGAGCCAGGCCTCGAGCTCGGCGTCCATCTCGCCGACGGTCTTCGCGAGCGCGCTTGATTCGCGGTCGAGGCGTTTGCGCTCTTCGTTGAGCGTCTCGCGGCGGCGGATGAATTCATCCCATTCGGTGCGGGTGCGCTTGGGGACCTTGGCGGCGGCCGGCTGGCGGAGTGTGTTGTGGCTCATGGCCGCCCAGCATCGCCGGCGGCCGGGGTATTTTGGGGCGCTAGGGGATAATCCCGACGCCGCTCACCGGGCTGGCACCGAATTGCAAATCAGGCGACGGATCAAAAAACAACGCCGCCGGATTGGTGTAGGTTGCGCGGCCATAGGGGTCCAGATATCGCGACCCTTTGTAAATGATCAGATCGGTGATCGTGAACCCGCCCGCGGCCGGTCGACTATCGAACAAGCCGCCGAGCATGTTGAGCGTCGAAATTGTGCCGGTCGAATTGTATTCCACAGCGCCACCAACCACCGCCAGCGTGTTGATTGCGCCGGTTTGATTTTCGATCCGCAGCGTGCCGTCAAACACGTTGATCAGATTAACTGCCCCCGTGCCGCCGATCAGCACCCGACCGCCGCGCACCGACAGCGTCGCGGCCGTCGTGTATAACCCGTTGATTCCGGCGGATTCGCCACTGGTCTGGGAAACCGACACGAAGGCTGACGTGCCGCCGTCTTGCGATCCCCAATTGACGCTACCGTCGACGATGTCGAGCGTCGACGTATTGACGGTACAGCAGAGATTGAGCGCCTTGGTGCCGGCGGCCACAGGCTGCCCGGTGTTGTATATGATCGGCGAACATTTGAGCGCGGTGTGCTTGAGGTTAATGAGCGGTGAGCCCGCGCCGGTTTGCCCCAGCCCAAAGCGATGAGCGATGTTCGTGCCGCTGCCCGCGTCATCAAGTCGCAGATGGGTTTGGCGATATTCGGTGTACCCGTTGGCGTTTAGCAGCGGCAGGCCGATCGTGCCGGTAAAACTCTGATAGACGTTTAGCGTCACCTCGAGCGAGCCGTTGGGCAGGCCGTATTTCGGGCCGTTGGTCGTGTCTTTGAAAACGACCACATCGTCATTGACTGGCACGCTGCCGGTGTCCCAATTCTTGATGTTGTTCCAGTGCCAAGGTCCGGTCGCCGCCTGCACGCTCGCCCGGGTGACGGTGCCGCTGCCGGCGGTGACTTCGCTCACGGTCATGTTGCCGCCGGGCGTGCCGAACGGGACGCCGGGCGTCACGCTCCGCACCAGCACGCGGGAGCTGTTGGTGGGATCGATGATCGCCTCCACGTCGCGAAATTCGCCGATCAGTTGACCGGCCCCGTTGCGGGCTTCGTCGGCCACCAGGTTCTCGTCGATCCGCGTGGCGTTGATCGCCCGTTTCAAAACGTCGGCCACCTGGCTGGTCGTGGTCGTGGCGCTGCCGCAGGTGACGGTCAGCGTCGAGTTGCCGATCGCCACGGTGGCCGTGTCGCCGGCGGCCCAGGTGTTGGCGACGGTGATCGAGTCGATCTGCGGGATGGCGCCCGCCTGGGCGACGTAGGTTTTGGTGGCGGCCAGGGCCGAGCTGGCCAGGGCCACGAACACGAGGAACGGCGCGAGGATCGCGGGGCGAGGGGCGAGCAGGTTCATGGGGGCTGGGGGCTGGGGGTTACACGCCGGTGACTGCCGTCAGCCAGGCATCGCGGAGGGTCGCGATCAGGTCGCCGACTTGTTCGGCCGTCTGGGTCACCTTGAGCGGTGGGCGGGGCGTGCGGAAATAGAGCGTAGCGCCGTTTGATTCGGGCAGGGGATAGTCGATGTCGTCCACTCGAACGGGCACGTTTTGCCCGCCGACGAGCGTGACTTCAATCCAAAACAGGGAGCTCATGCCTCAATCGTCGCCGGCCGCCGGCGGTTTTTGGCGGGCGAAGATCCCGAGCAACCAGCCGCCAAACCGGTTGAGCAGGGCCTTTCGCCCGTCGCAGCGGCACACGGGCGCAAGGCCGAGTCGCTGCTTGATCGCGAGATATCGCGAGCGCGTGAGCCCGATGCGGCCGAGCTGCCGCTCGACCCAGTCGCCGAGGCCGCCGCTAAACTCCCCAGCCTCAGTTCGCGGCTGACAACTGCCGGCGTATAACTCCGGCGGTAACGAATCATCGACGATCGGGATCTGCAACAGGCCATGCTCGCAGACCATGAACGCGCCGCGCCGTTCGAAGCGACAGCTTAGGGACATACGCACTCCACGCATTGCAGCACTGCCGTGGCTTTGACAATCTCCGTTTGGGCGCAGCCCGCGGCGAAATTGAGAAATGCCGGCACGTAGGTCAGATCGTTGTTAAGTGTCAGCGACGATCCCTCCCCCTGACAAATATCACCCCAAGGTCGCGTCACCGATTGCACGCCTAATTGGCCAGGAAACAAACCATTCGCCACGAGCGTGTTGCCGACAAACGTCTGATATCTGCAGATAAAATCGAGACCAATCCATGAGGTGTTATTCGACGTATAGCATTCGATGGAAAAGAATTCGAGTTGCCAGAAGTAGGATCGGAACAACGTGCAAGGAGTGCCCTGATAGGTTGAGTAGCCTTCATGGAGGAGCCGCCCCGGATTATTGACGTTTCCCAGGACTCCGAGATTGATCGGGTTCCACGATCCGTTAACGACGGGCGATGAATACGCTCCATTCAGGGCGGACAGGAACAGTTTATTGGGCGTCTGGCATCCAGGGGTGATCGCACACGTGTAATCGTAAGCGTCGGCGAGCGTTAAGGTGATGGTGCCCGTGCGGAACTTGCCGCGCCATCGCTGGCAGGTGCATTGACAATAATTGTAAGTTTGCTTGCAACACTTGCAGGGGTCTTCGCCGATGGCTGGCAGCTTCGCAGTGCTAAATGCGTCGAGCAGAATCAGCGGCTCGCCGTCAATGAGGGCGGGCTCTTTCACGACGGGCACTCCTTGCCCCCCCAGCGAATGTCGGTGACGAGCGGGCCAATCGTGTAGAGAATCTTGTCGGCCTGGAAGCCGAACAGACTGGCCAGCAGGTGAAGCGGTTCGATGCCGACGATCGTGAATTTCTCCTGCCCGTCGGTTTCGACCTTTGTCTTTTGGCAGGTGTAGATGATCGTGTGCGTCGCCGCTGTGGCTGGCAGCGAAATCTGATATGGGTTGAAGATCGTTTTCGTGCCGATACCGGTGAACGCATTGCCGTCGATCTTATAAACCACGCCTGTGCCGATTCCCATCGTGTGTGTGATGAGCGACGCCGGCGACACCGGCGATGAGAGCGTGCAGAGAAACAACCCCGCCGCGCCGTCTGCCCCGCCCCCCGCGTCGGCCAGGCGGACCGGGATCACGCCGGCGATCTGCGCCGTGAGGCCAGCGACCTGGTCTTCCAGCAACCGAATGCGGTCGGCGTTGGTCATGCGAGCTGGCTCCGCACGTCGAGCGTTTCGTCGGCCGTTTCGATCGTCGTCGTGCCGGCGGTAAAATCGTAGGTGATCTTTGAGAGCACCGTATTGACCTGCTGCTGCGTGCTGCCCGTGCCGATCGTGGTGATCAGCATCCCGAGCTCGAACAGCCCGCGGATCTGGCGAAAGCTGGCCGTCAGCGCGTTGCGGTCGACCCGGTACCATTCGTAGGCCATCCGGGCCGCGTCCCGCAAATACGGCCGGTCGTCCCGCAGGACGGCCGCCTGGGCGGCCAGCACGGGCTGCCCGTTGTTGAGCCCGACCACGGTCGACTCAGCCAGGAAGTCGAGTCGGTACTGGTTGCCGAGCTCGATCGTGAGGATCTCGAGCGGTTTGTTGGGGGGCAGGTCCACGTCGAGCGGATACTTGGCCTCGCAGAAGCCGTCGGCTTCGAGGCAGACCGTCGCCCGCAGCGTGGCGTAGTCGACCTCGGGACTGGTGTCGGAGGGTTCGGCCCCGGCCCAGGCGGCCGTGCCGGCCAGCGCGTGGGGCATGCCGCCATGCGCTTGCAAAAGAAAGCCCGGCACGCCCTGCTGCATCAAGGGATAGTAAGTAGTTGAGATTTTACCACTTACGGGCGTCCCAATGGCGAAATCACTCTGCCGCAGTTTGTCGACGTATTGGTACCGGTCGGGCAAGCTGGCGACGCGGACGATGACAAACGGCTTTTGCAGCTCGGGGAGCGTGCCGCTGGGCGTGGCGGATTTGGGATTGTTCGGCTGCGAATAGTCCCAGCCTCGTTTGAGCCGGAGCGTGTTGAGCATCCGCAGCCCGGCGACGTGCATCGGCAGGCCGCCCTGGATGCTGCCCGACTGCGAGAGAATCGGCAGGGCATAGTTGCGCTGGCCCGTGCCGCCGTCGCCCGTCTTGCCGTCCCATGCGCTGGGAATTCGAAAGGCGGCATAGACGCGATGAAAGGCGTCGTTGCGACGAAAGGCGTCGTTGCGCTTGCGTTTCTGATCGTCGCTGAGGCCGCCGTAGTCGGCGTCGTTCTTGGCGGCCTCTTTGTATTTTTTTTCGGTCCCCGGATCGTTGGGCCCGGTGAGCAGCGACCAGTCGCCGATGATCGTGTTGTCGGCCATGCCGACGGTGCAGGTGCTGGTCATCCGCGCGCCGCGAATCACCACCTGGTCGTAATCCCGTTTCGTCACGGTCTGGAGCGTGACGCCCGTCACGTCGTTCTCGCCGTCGAAATCGAGCGTTTGTTGATTCGTGTTCGCGGCCAGCGTGCCGCCCGAGGGGAGCGCGACCAGCGCGACGGCGGAGCTGGCGATGCGGATGATGCCCCAGGTCTCGCCGCTGCCGGCGAAATTGGTATCGAACTCGACCCACCACACGAGCCCCCGCTGCGGCGAGCAGATTTTATTGAGGATCTCGAAGATCGTGACGCCTTCGGAGCGGATCGTGGGCGTGTAGCCGGCGAGGAAATTATCGGCATCAGTGCCATCCAAACTCCAGGCGATGGGCACGTGAGCATTCGCCGTGTTTCTAATTGGATGATGCAACAACAGGTACTGGATAATTTGTTTGGCCGTCCACAGCGGCGCGCCGTCGAAACTGTCGGTAAACACGTAACCGAGAACGGTCTCCGCTTGGCTGCGATTGCCGCGGAGATGGGATGTGGGATCGAGGGCGGCGGTCGGGCCGCCGTTGAACGTAAGCGGCCTTTCGATCTCCACGAAATCCGGGTCAAAGCCGGTGCGCTTGACCACGGCCGAGGTAATCGGCTTGCGGTCGAGAAAATACTCGAGCCCGACGCACTGAATCAGTTGGGTTTTACCGACGAGCTTATTCACGCCGGCCACGTTGTTGACGGCCTCGCGTATCACCGCGTCGTCGAGCACGTAGCCGTACCAGTAGAGATCGGCCGGATCGTTGGTGATCTGCACTCGCACGAATTTGCCTTTGATCGCCAGTGGCTGGTAGTCGGCATAGGTCGTGGTGCCCGGCTGCTTCACCGCCTTGCCGATCTGGTAACTGAGGCGCGCCGAATCCTTGGCGTTGACGGCGGTGATGAGCTGCTCGCAATACAGATGGGGCACGGCCGTCCAGGTCGGCGTCTTGAGGCTGGTGCTCGTCTCGACCGGGTAGACGTTCGGCCAGTCGTCAATAATGCGGCCGGGATCGGTGACGAGGGAGGGCATGCGCTCAGCTCAGGAGTTTCCACTTGGCGACGAGGCAAACGGTGTGGCTGCTGGTCGCGTTGCCGGTCGGGTTGAGGCAGGGATAGGTCTCGGCTTCGACCACTTCGAGCACGAAGTAATCGCCGTGGTTGACGCCGTTGCGGGTGACGGTGACGGCGTTGGAGCCCGACAGGTCATCGTAGAGCTGCATGGCCGCTTTTGCGGCCGCGAAGTCGGCGAAGTACTGCTTCGAGGTGAGCGTGAACTCCTGGCCGTGTGCGCCCAGCCGGCGCAGGCCGTGACCGGCCACGCCCGGGCGGATCCAGGTCTCGACGACCTCTTGCCGGTAGGGGATCGCGCCCTTGAGGCTGACGAACGAATGCGCGCCGATCGAATTGGTGAGATACGCCACGGCTCACTGCTCCTGCCGCCCGGTACCGGCCGGGGCGGCCTTGGTCTTGGCGTCGATCGACGCCAGGTGCCGGCGAATGGTCTCGAGCAGCTCGGGGTCGCGGATCTGATTATCGCGGACGCCGATTCGCAGCCGCTCTTCCAGCTGAGAATCGCTCTCAATCATCTGCATCAGCCAGGTTTTCAGGCGGCCGTAACCAGTTATGAGCTCGCTCGCGCCCTGCTCGCGCCGCCACCGGACTTCGTCATCCACCGCCGCCTGAAATAGTTGGCGTGTCTCCGCCGAACCGGTGAGTCCGATCGCGCGACCTGTCCGCGAAGCGTTGGCCTGGCGGGCCGTATCGATCTCCCGCGTGTTCTCCGCGAGTTCGATCGCACGTTTGAGAAACCCGCCATCGGCGAGCGCGGTGCCCTTAATCAGTTGCTGCAACTGATCGCGATTTTGATAAAGGCTGCGGAAACCTTGGATTGCTTCGTCTCGGTTGCCGACGTACTTTTCCAACGCAGGCCGATCTTCACCGCCTTGGGTTGCCGCGCCGATGCGTTTCAGCGTGGCGATCGGGTCGAGGTTCCGCAAACCGGGGTCGTGCTGGTAGCCGAACCGCTCGAGCTGCTTGGTGAATTGTTCCAGCCGCGTGCCGCCCTGGCCCTTGCCGGGATAGGCCTTGGTTAGAAACGACGTGGCCGCCAGACCGACCTCGGGATTCCAGCCCAAGGTCTTGAGCTGCTGGGCACTTTTCGCGGCGTCTTGTACGAGCGTATCGACGCTGCCAGGCGAGACAATGCCGGCATAAATGCCCATGCCCGACGCCTGATCAGGCTTGAGGTTCGGATAGGCGGTACGGAGCGCGGCGATCGAAGTCGCCGTATTTTGAGCTTCTGGCAGGACTCCGATGGCTTTCGCGCGGGCGAGCTGCATCCGCTGTTCGGGATTGAGCCCAGCCTGCTCAAGCTGGTAGACCAATTCGCCAGCACGATTTAAGTCGGGCGCCGCCCCCATGCGTGCGATCTTGTACGACTCGGCGATCAGCGCGTCTTTCTTTTTCTGCTGCGCTTCCGGCGTCGCTTCGACCGCCGCGAGAGTCATCAGCTGACCGAGCCCGCCGATATTGGCCTGCATGCCCTGCGATACCGCGTCCACTTCGTTGCGATATTCGCGCAAAATCGCGACCGCGCTGGCGACGAGCGCCGTCGGGCCAAACAGCCCCGTAAAGTAGGCCCGAGCGCTGGCGAGAGCCGACGGACCGAACGCCTGCTGTTGGGCCGGCACGACCTGGTTGAGATCGAGATTATAGCGGGCCAGCGCCCGATCCATTTGCTCAAGGTTGATTTTGCCGGCGACGAACAGCCGCGACAGGTCGGCGATCTTGCGGTTGTAACGCTCCTGGGCCGTTTCATTTTCCAACAGCAATCGCTTGGCTTCGTCGCCCAGCTGGCGATCGAGGCGGCGGTTCTCTTCCTTTTCGCGGCGCTGCTGCTTGAGGCCGTCGGTCACTTTGCGGGTCCACTCGTCCGCGCTCTTGGCGCTCTTGTCGGTCTCGTCGCGGATCTCCTTCACGCCCTTGGCCACGTCGCTGGTGGCTTTCACGGCCCCGCGGGCGTCGCCGTCAAGTTTGAGGATGGGCATGAGTTCACCAGCCGAGATTGAGGGCCATGCGATCGGCCCAGGTGGGCGCGTAATGCGGGTCTAAGTGGCTTCGCCACTGGACATAGTCGAGCCATCGCTGAGTGGTGGGGAGTCGCTTTTTTTTTGAATTTCGGCGGCCCAGATTTCAAAGTTTGGCCAGTCGCATGCCAACGCGCAGGCGGCATGCGTTCCAGACTCGCTGGTGAACGCCTGCATTAGCGACAGCTCCCCCGGGCCGACGCGGTAATTCGCTTGTACGAGATTGCTGAGACAGTCGAGGATCTGTGCGTCGGTGAGTTCCACGTGCCGCTGGTCGATGAATTCTGCCAGCATGGCGTCGGCGATCGGCGTGGTGACTTCCCACAGCTTGGCGTGGATCTCGGTGACGGCCCCACGGTGCCAGTTGCCGTCGTCGTCGCAGACCATGTAAGTCGGCAAATTCGATTTCAGTTGCTGTTGAGCCGGGTCGAACCGCCGCACGATCGGGATCAGCCATTCGCGGCCGCCGCCGAGCACTACCGGGTAGCCTGGCAGTTGTGGTTGGCGGGCCAGCTCGTGGGGCTCGGGAGGCGCGTCGCGCCAGTAGCCGCACCAGACATCGCTGATGGGCAGGCGGCGCCAGATCTGCGGCGGGTCATTGCCGGCGAAATCCATCTTGATCGGCCGGTCGCCCTGCAGATCGGGATCGGCGAAGACGGTGCCCGGCGCGGCGGCCGGCGTGTTCGAGTTGCAGAGGCCCGCCGCCACGGCGCGGGGAAAGGCATAGCCCAGCCCCCACTCGGCAATGAGCTGACGAGTGACAGGCGCGACGTGATGCGGCTTGAAGTAGAGAAATCCGGCCATGCGGTGCTCCGTGCTGCCGGAGCGTCAGGCTGCCGGCGGGGTTGGGTCCTCGGGCGACTCGCCGCGATCGTCGGCATCAACGGTCGCCTTCTGGTCTTCGAGAAAATTCCAAAACTCGACCAGGATCATCTGCACACCGACGCCGACCGGCAGCTCCTCGTCGCGGGTGCCGTCGCAGTCGGTGACGGTCACGGTGCGGCTGGGCAGGATCGTGCCGTCGGCCGCGGTCCAGGCGGCCAGTTGTGCGATGCGTTCGGGGCCCATCGCCTCGAGCATCCCGGCCGCCCGCCCTTGCGAAATGAGAACCCGCGCGGCGCGCTGCTCACGAGACAGCGGGTCGGGCAGCGTCTGGGCAGCTGCGCCGCCTGCGGGCGACTCCGGTGGTTTGGGTTTCTTGGCCATCATCAGCTCGGCGTGTTCGAGTACGTGCTGCCGATCGTGGCGAGGATCGGCACATTGGTGCCGTCGTGAACGCCTTCGACGCGGCAGACATTGGTGAGCTCGCCGTTGCCGCTGCCGCTAAAGGCCTGCGTGATCGTCGCCAAGCCGTTCATGGTCAGGCGAATATGCTCGCTGGTGCCGTCGGGGACGAAGCTGGCATAGTTCTGGCGTTTCTTGAGCTGAATAATCGTCTGGGCGTGGGTCGCTTGTTTGCCGCCGAGCGGGATGCTCGCTGCGTCGAGAATCGTGGGGTTGAAACCGGTGAACGTGGCCACGGGCTCGATCTTGCGAACGGCGATCGATTCCGGCCAGATCGTGCCGCATTCTGGCTCTTTCTTGGAGCACTCGACCCCGAAGTCGAGCGTCAGCGATTGCAGATCGGTGAGCAGGATATTGCCGACTCGGCACACGCCGAGCGTAAACTGCTGCGAGAGCAAACTGGTGGGGAGCGTCACCGAGGTGTACGTGACCGAAAACGGCGCATTGGTGCCGTCGCTGATCGCGTGGACCTTGAGCGAGAGCGTGGCGTCTTGGCCTTTGCTGGCCTGCAGCTGGCCGAGGATGACGAGGCCCCTGCCGATCGTGTAGCGGAGATTGGTATTGGCCGCGGGCGGGCTTTTGCAATCGTTGAGCACCTGGGCGAAGAGCCGCAGGCCAGGGTGCGAGCCGTCGCTCGAAATGCAGTAGCCGGCGAGCCCGATGTACGTCAGCCAGGTGGCGAGCGACTTCGTGGTGAGCGTGGCCTCGGGGAGCTGACTGACGAGCGAGCGAACTTCGTTGTAGATGGAGCCCGATTCGTCGCTCATCGTCTCGGTGCCGGTCGAGAGCTCCATCGACGTATGGCCGCCGATGTTGACCGCGCTGCCGCCGTTGAGGTCGGTCGTGTGGAGCGTGGCGGCGTGGATTTGATAGCGCGACATCGCGAGCTCAAAGGGTTCGGGCGTGAGGGGCCGACCCCCGATCGTCGCAGCACACTGCGGCTTTTTGGTGCGCGGCTGCTAGCCCGCCGTAAGGCGAATCGTCTCCATGCGGCTGGCGCCGATCGCCAGAAAGTTGCTGGTGAATTTGCGGGCGAATTCGTTCGCCAGCACCAGCTCCTCGGCCGGCGTGGTCTTGGTCATCTGATCGTGCAGCCGGCGGTAGTTGAGGGCCGGCGCGTCGATCACCACGTCGGCATGAAAGGCCTCCCAGCTCTTGGCCGTGGCCCGCACCTTGTCGCTGGCCATCGCGCGGCGCTCGCTTTCGCCGCTGTAGACCATCGGGCGGCCGCCGGCTTCGGGATGTTCTCTTTTCTTGCGCCGTTCGTAGTCGTGCGTGTTCCGCTGGTAGCCGTACTTCGGGATCGCGAATACTTGGAAGTGAAGCCCTTTGTAGTGCTCGTGCCAGTACAGCCCGGCATACTGAATCGCCTCCCGGCCGGCGTCGCGGAGGTCTTTCTTGGTCAGCCCCCAGAGGCCCGGCTTGACGATCACCACTTTGAGCTTGAGCGCCATCGACTATTCGGCGCGTTCGCTGCCGCCCCAGGCAATGACGAAGTCGGCCCACAAGTAGCGGCCTTGCGCGGGCCAGTCTTCGCGGGGATTGTAGAACGGGCCGCGGAGTCGTTTGACCTGGCTCACGGCCAGGTTGAGATCGGCCGCCTCGACGAGCTGCTCGTGAATGGCGTTCGTTACGTCGAGAAAGTACAAATACGCATCGTCGCGGCCGCCGTCGGCGTGGTATTCCACGTCGCGGACCTGGCGATGCCAGTGGAGCGCAAACACGCCTTCTTTTTCGCTGACCGCGGCGACGGCGATCGAACGGGAGACCAGCAGCGAATCTTGCTCCATGACGGGGCGCAAGAGGCCCCAGGCGTGTCTGTTCTTGAGCTCGGTCACGGTGAATTCGTCGCCCTGCTCGGGCGGGTCGGCGGGGCCGATTTTGATCAGCGCACGGGCCGCGTCGGCAGACCCCACCTCGAGCAGCTCCTGGGTGGCCGTGAGGGCGGCCAACAGCTCGCGGCACTGGTACAGGGCGGCGGGCTCTTCGCTGCGGCAGGCGGTGAAGTCGAACAGCGGCATTACTTCTCCGTGCCGGCGGTGCGGTCGTCGAATTGCGAGATCGCGCGGCGATACAGCATCAGCCGCACCATCGAGGGGCCGAAGTGGCTGTCATCGAGGTCGACCGACCAGTCGAGGCCGAGGGCGGTGACGACCGCCTGGCGATCGAGCCGCGCGACGCCGGCGGCCAGCATCCCGGCGGTCGGTCCCTGCACGGGCAGCCGGGCTACCTTGAGAAAACTGCCGTCGTCGGTCGGCAGCACGCCGCCGGCTTGCGCGCCGACGCTGGAGCCTTCCCAGCGAAAAGAGGCGACGCCGGGCGCCCGGTATTCGACCGGGGCCGCGGCGCCCGTGTTCCCCTGCACGGCGACGAGCAAATCGGTGCCGGCAATCATCAGGTCGCTGTGGATGCTCATCGCCGTGCCGTGGGGTCAGGTCTCAAATTGGGGTGGCGCGCACCGTTCGGGAACTTCCCGGGGAACTTCCCGGGGAACTTCCCCTAGGTGGGGTCAGGTCTCAAATTGGGGTGGCGCGCACCACTTTGCACCACATTGCATCACTTCGGTGCGCGCAGCGGTTACAGGCTGGTGGCCTGGCCGGCGAGTGAGTCTTCGATGGCCCGGGTGAAGAAGCCGAGCGGCACGCCTGGCTCGAGCGTGATCGTGCCGAGCTTCTGGCCGCGGGCCAGCACGCCGTCGCCGCAGGGGAGCTCGTCGCGGAAGGAAACGATCTCGACGGTGCTGGGGGCTGCGGGCTCAGGGCTGGGAATGAGCTCGTCGGCGCGCTCGTCGGCATTCGGCTGCTCGATAGCGTCGGGTGTGGTGCGAGTCTTGGCCATCATGGGATTCCTTGTTCGGGAAATAAAAAACGCACGAAACACCGGGCGGCATTTCGTGCGATGGGGAATTCGTTCTCCGCGTGTTACGCGATCTTGAGCAGGTGGCCGGCCTGGGGGTACATGACGAGCTCGCCGACCTGGTGGCGGCAGCGGATGACGTCGCTACGGGTCTGCTCTTCGCGATATGACTCGAAGCGGCCGTCGATCTGACTGCCGTCGCCCGACCAGTGGAACGTGCGGGCGATGCAGGGCTCTTTGGGATCGTCCGTCATCGCCACGCGGCAGACCATCGCGTACGTGCTCCCCCAGACTTCGGCCGGCGTCGCCGTCTGGCCTTCGTTGGCGGAGTTCTTGGTGCCGCCGGCGACGATCAATTGGAGATCGAAAGCCTGCGAGATCGCTTCTACCGAAATGTTGCCAGCCCGCGGGTCGAGGTGCCCGCTGTATTTGATCCGGTCGATGATTTGGGCCGTGTTGCGCAGATTGCGAAACACCTTCCGCGACACGATCAGAGCGTTCGGCCAGAGGCCACTGTTGTCGTACACTTTCTGTACCGCCGCCTCGACGTTGGTCAGCGGCACGGCCGAGGCGACGGTCGCCCAGGGCGTGCCCGACACGTCGGTCGTGAGCGACGCGCCGGTCCAGGTGGTCGTGCTGAAGATCTTCGCGGCCCAGCGCTTCTCCATGTTCACGAGCACGGCGCTAAACGCCCTGGCGGCCGCGATGCGTTCGGCGTCGAAGAAGTCGGCGTACATCTCCGACTCGTTGTCATCGACCGGCTCCTCGGCCCCGTTTTCGATGCAGTTGAAGGTGGCCTGCGTGAAATTGAATTTTCCGCGCGAGTAGCCCGAACCCGGCGCGCGCACGGTGTCGCGATTCTGCAAGAGTTGATCGAGCGGAATCTTGCCGAAGATGCCCGACGGCTTGGCGACGTTAATCACCGGCGCGACGCGCGTGCCGACGAAGTCGGCCTTGGCGGCTTCCAGATCGAAGGCTTCGAAACTGGCGGAAAGATCGGGGCGAAGCGTCGATAGAGCGGCGGATGGGCTGGGCACGGCAGGTTTCCTTTGGTTGTCGGCGGGCGACCGGCAGCATCAAAAAAAAGTGGGGAAGTGAACGGTAAAAACGGCTCCGCGGGCTTACAAAGCGGTATCGCCGTGGTTGTTGTAGAGAAACTCGATGACATCGTTGTTGGCGCCGGCCGTCTCGAGCGCTTGACCGATCGGGAAGCCGGTCGCCGTGGCGGCGTCGTCGATCTTGCCGGAGGCCTGCGTGGAGATTTGCGCGCCGCAGACGATCGCGCCGGCGGCGATTCCCTTCTGGGTGCCGGCGGCCGAACGGAGCTTGACCGTGACCAGGTCGCCGGCCGCGAACGCCGCATTCTGGGCGATGCCGATTTCTTTGGCCGTGAGGCCCGCCGTGGCGATCGTGCCGTCGGAGGCCAGCGCCACGCGAGCATATTGAGCGATCGCGGCCGACGCGGGAAACTGCTTGAAATTGCCGTCGATTTGTTGGGACATGATGAATGGGCTCGGGGCTATGGGCAGGTGACTGATAAGGTGATCGGTGCTACTTGCCGCGGCGCGGCGGCGCTTCGGCGACCATCGCTTCGCGGAGGCCTTCATGGGCGGCGAACACGGCCTTCACCGCGCGATCGCGGGTCTGACCGGCGGCGACGCGCTTTTCGATCTCGGCCTTGGCGAATTCGTTCGCGCCCAACAGCGACCAGGGCTGTTCGTTGGCGTCGGCCTCGGAGCCGTCGCCGGCCGCGAGCGGCTGCGCGCCGCGCTTGGTGGCGACCGGTTTCTTTTCGAGCTCGGCGGCCTTGGCTTCGGCGGCCTGCTTCTCGGCGAGCGCCTCGTCCCGTTCCTTGGCCAGCTGGGCCCCGTGGGCCTTCATCGCGGCGGCGAGCGTCGCGTTCTTTTCGAGCTGCCCCAGCAGGAAGCTGTCGCTCGCACCGACGCAGTGCTCACGCAGCTCGGCGAGCGTGGCGGCCTTGGGTTGAGAAATTTCGGCCGCGGCGTTGGCAGGCGATTCGGACATTGCTTTGCTCCGGGGAGACGTTTTGGATTTTCGGGTTTGCGCCACCAGGGCGGCGTAGGCTTCCTCTTTCGATTCAACCGCATCGACGAGGCTTTTTTGTTTCGCGGCCGCGCCTTTGTGGATGTCGCCGTCGGCCAGCGCGCGGACCACGTCGGTCGCCAGGTTGCGCCCGCGGGCCACGGCCGCGACAAAGTCTTCGCCATGCGCGTCGACGATCCGCTGCCACTTGGCGAGCTGCTCTTCGGTGATCTCGGTGCCGGGCGTGCCGGCCCCTTTGAACTTGCCGAAACGAACCACGTGAACCTTGACGCCGTCTTGCTCGGCTTTCTTCGACAGATCAACCACGGCCGAGAAACAGCCGATCGAACCGACGAGGCTGGCGGGGCCGGTGCTGATCCGCTGGGCCTGCGAGGCGAACCAATAGGCGGCGCTCGCTCCCAAGTCTTCGATATAGGCGAAGCAAGGCTTTTTGCTCGCGAAGGCCGCAATGTCGGCCGCGAGCTCGTGCGTGCCGGCGACGGTGCCGCCCGGCGACTCGATCACCAGCAGGCAGCCCGTCACGTCGTCGCTGGCCGCGGCCGCGCGCATCAGTCGCCGCGCGCGGACGGTCGACGTGCCGCCGGAGAAGCTCGACGCCTGTTTCATCAGCGTGCCGCGGAGCTCGACGATCGCGATCCCGTCGCGCGTGACCGCCAGCTCTTCGCCGCGGCCGCCCGGCGGGCCGCCCACGGCTTGGGGTTCACCGGTCGCGTGCTGCTCGAGGTGGAGCTGCAGATTGATATTTTCGGCCCGACCCAAGAGCAGACGGGCGTGCTCTTCGACGATCGACCAGCAGCCGACGTATTGATCAATGAACGGCACGCCGGCGAAGTTTTCGCGCGAGCTAAGCAGCTGGATTTGCGTTTCGAGTGGGAGCATTGGGCTCGGGCGGATCCTGGCCGTCGAGGGCAACCGTCACGCCTTGCGGCGTGGGGAGCGGCGCGAGGTCGCGCCACGAAACCATGTCGTTCCCCTCGAGACTATGCTGCTCGTTGAGGTTTTTGGCCGCAGCGATCGCCGAGCTGATCGCCAGCGAGCGATCGGTGACGGTCTCGGCGACGATCTCCTGCCACTCGGCCCCGCGCTCGACCATCAGCCGCCGCGGCGAGCTCTGCATGTGCGCCATCCGCAACAGATCGGATTGGGCGTCTTTTGTCGGATCGATGTACGGCCAGCCGGGCGTGTTCCATTTATGCTTGAGGTACCGCTCGCCGAGCCGCTCGCGGGAGCGGGCGAGTGTCGGGTCTTCGTCGGCCCAGTAGTGGAGCTTGAATCGCCAGGTGGGCCGATGGAATCGGGCCTTGAGGATCCGCTGATTGTGGCGGAACCCGAGCCGGGCCTGATCGATCGCGCCGCGATAGCCCGAAAAGTTGGTTTCGCTGGCATCGAGCAGTGTGAGCACCAGCGGCAGCCCGAGGTTAATGCCGATCAGCGTGAGGATCAGTTTCGCGTGGGCGAAGAATTCGGCGTTCGGCACGTTCGGCTGCCAGGGCGTGATCGTCTCGCCCGGGTTCGATAAGAGCTCGCTCCCGGGGGCCAGGTTCTCGACGCGCCGGCCGCTGCCGTAGTTGGTGTTGAGCGTGCCGACCGGCTGTTCGTGGGGGTTATTTTCGAAGTAGCTCGCTTCGCGTTTGCGGACGGTGAGCCAGAAGGCCGAGAGCTGCGCCTTGAGCAGCGTGGCGAAATTCAGGTCATCGAACATGCCGGCCATCGTGATGATCGGCGCGAGCGCCGTGACGCCGCGGGTCTGGCTGGCCCGCTTGGGCGAGTAGACGTGCATCACCTGGCATTCGTTGTCGTCGAAACGAAAGTCGTACGGCTTCAAGTCGGAAACCTTGATCGACGACTGCGCGGTGAGCGGATTGACCGGCTCCTTAGTAAACCAGGCCCGCAAGCGTTGCCGCGTGATGCGGTCGAGCTCGATGCCGTGGACGATGTTGCGCGCGGTGCGTTGCGGCGAACGACAGCGGTGGGACTCGATGAGCTGCGTATTCCCCTGATCGGTAAACACGCCGAACACGTCGCCGGGGACCAGCATCTCCCGGGCGACCATGATCTCCTGCTCGTGAAACGTGAGCTCGCCGGCCAGGTCGCAGCGGTCGGGATCTTCGCTCTCCTCCTGCCAGCGATCTTTGAGCGCTAGATCGAGCCCCGCGTCGCCCGTATCGGGATCGGGCGTGAAGCCGCTGCCGATCCAATTGGCGACCGCACGATCGACGAGCTGGCCGATCACCGGATCGTTGCGGCCCATGTCGCGGGCGATCTCACCCATCCAGAGATAGTCGGACTCGCTGGCGTAGTGGTAATCGGCGCCCGCGCCGCTGGCCGGCACGCCGCGGCGGCGGCGGACGAACCGCCCGGAGCGCTTGGCGGCTTCGTAGTCGGCCTTCGTATCGTGGAAGCCAGCGATCAGGCTGGGCTCAGCGGGACGCGGCATGGGTTAATCTCGCCAGCATTCGTCGGGGATGATCTGCCGCGGCGGCAGGGCGGCGGCATTGCGGGAGCGGAGCCAGCGGATCGCCGCGTTCACTTGCCGCTCGACAATCTCGGGCTCGACTTCGATCTCCTCGGCCCGCGAAGCCTGACCCGTGCGGCGGATCGCGAGCGCCAGCATCATCCGCCCGGCCTGGATGTAGATCTGGGCCCGGGCGACGGAATTCACGAGGTCATAGTCGCTCGTGTCTTGAAACGCCTTGAGCAGCGCGCCGTAGCTGAGTTGGCTTGATAGTTCGGGCAGGGCCATGCCCTAGAATCGACGGGAAACGTCGGTTTTTGGGGGACCGCCAGAACGGCCAGGCCGTCGCCTGGCGAGCGCGGGGCTGGTCACTCGATACGTCGATCGATCCCAGCACAAATCAAGCAGGACGGCACAAATAATTTTGTGCTGGTCGGGCGCAAGTCGGCGACTTTTGAGAGGAGTCGCCGGATTAGGCGGGCGCCGCACCGCTAAACCGGCTGATCGCAGAGCTGGGCCGCAATCGCTGCGGGGACGTTCCAGAGTGATTGCTTGCCGGCGATCGCGAGAGGCTGATCGAGTCGGCGTACTTCGTGCAGGATCCAGCACCAGGGCCCGAAGGCGTGAACGCCCTGCGAACGTCGCAACAGGCGGGGCACGTCGCTGATCTTCACGCATTCGATTCGCTGGGCGACGGCCACGATCGCGCCTAACGGCACGCGCTCGAGATCGACGCCAAATTCCGCGGCGAGTTCTCGATGTCGCTGACTGGTGAGACCTGCGGCGTGAATTGCCAGCGGGCCCTCGTGGTGCGTCCGCCAAGTGCGATTTTCGATTTGTTTGTCGCCGCGGGCGATCAGCTCGGCATAAGGCTGGTGGATTGTGATGGCTTTCATCCGTGGGCTCCCGTTAGAATGAGGCGATGCAGTGCCCCAAGTGTAAACGCGAATTGGAAAAATCAGGCGAGATCGACGTCGACGGGCAACTCTACGATTGCTACCAGTGTGAAGATTGCACGCTACCCTGGGAATTCGACGGCGAGACTTTCGAAACGGCCCTCACTTTCGCGGTCGACGCCTCGGGGAGATGCTGCAACCCCGAGACGCTCGAGCCGCTGAATCTTAACTAGCGATTTCGGCCAGCACCCCGCGGGCGAGTCGGCGGAGGCCGTCGACGGTGTGGCGCGTGAGACAATGCTCGGGATCGGCGATCGCCCGCAGCACCTCGATTTGTTTCTCGTAGAGCACTCCATTTTCAGGCGGCGGGGTTGGCTCGGAGTCGCGGCGCGACGGCGCGTCGAATAGTCTTTGTTCCAGATCGCTGATCGCTTCACCCCAGCCCGTCGCGTCGTTCTCGTCGGCCCGCTGCGCGAACCAGCCTGATTCGCTGTACGTTTCGTCGCCCATCAGGCCATCGGGCGGGGGCGGTGCGGCTTCGTTCTGGCATTGCTCCTGTGCTTCGTCGGCGCTGTCGGCCTCCACTTCCCACTGGCGTCGCCAGATGCGGGATTCCTCGTACACTTCGTAGACATTGAATTTTGGCATGATTCGATTCCTGTAAGTTGGGCCGCCGGGCGCGGGCCCCGGCGGCGGGTGACTTTATGTAATTGCGATTACTGCTGCGCGTCGTGGGCCTCGGCCTCGGCGATATACTCCGTGTGCAGGTGGCCGACCGGGCGATAGTTTTGCTGTTCACTCTCCAGCACCAGCAGGTGCCCCACGAAGCGGCAGCGGCCGAAACTGATCGGGAAGCGTCGCTTGAACAGATTGACGCTCCACTTCACCACTTCCGCCCCGCGGCAATCGATCGCGTAGGCGAACAGGTGGAGATACGTGACGACCGACAGGCGATCGCGCATCACGATCGTGTTGCGCCGCCGATCGTATTGAGACGCGACGCTCGTGTGTTCGCGCTTGCCCTTGAACTGCAGGCGCGTCGAGAGCGAATAGATTTCGCAGAGTCGCACGTGTACCGCCTGAAACTTGGCGATTCGCTCTTCGCGGGAACCCCGCCAGGGTTTCGAGCGGGCAAACTCGCGCAACGCCCGATGCGTTTCCCGAGGGTAGCGGATCGAGTCATCGATAAAGCTGGAATTGGAACGGGCCATGACAGATTCTCCTTTGCAAACAGGGGTTAGGCGTTCACGTCGACATTCGACATCGAATGCCGCAACACGCGAACGTCGTCATTCTTGAAACTGAACGAAACGGCCGAGTTGTCGGCCAGCGAGCGCGGATTCGGCAGTCCGCACGTGAGGCTGGCGAGATACGTGCCTTCGCTGTTCGTGCCGAGATTAAGGGGCTGGCCGTTGGCGCGAAGCGCTACCAGTCGCTGCGGCGAACGCCAGAGCGCCATCATTGCGAGCGCGCCATTGGCACAGATTTTGGACGCCCGCAGGCAGCGATCGACGAGCGTGCCGTCGAGTTCCTCGATCAGTAGCGCCAGCGTTTCGCTGTCGCAGCGCGTGACGGGCGACAGCATGTAGCCTTCATTGATTCCCTCATGGTCGCCGATCACTCCGTTGTGGATCAGCCAGCCGCCATCGCAGGGGTGCGGATGATTGTTGAGGTTGTTTTCGGGCTTGCCGTGCGTCGCGAAGCGGCAATGCCCGATCAGCATGCGAGCATCCTTCGCCATCGATAGCGCGCCGAGATAATCGGAGATTCGCCCCGAGCGCTTGAACATTCGCAGCCGGCCGCGGGAGTCGACCCAGGCAAAACCGAAGGCGTGATGCCCCCGCGATTCCGTCGCCTTGGCGATTGTGTCGAGTCGGCGAGGATCAAACTGCTTGCCGTTCGCGGCCACGTATCCGAAGATTCCGCACATGATGATTTTCCTTTCGAGTGAGAGAGGCGGGGCCGCAGGCGCCCCGCCGGGGTTGATTGGGTTAGCGCTGTTGATCGTATTGCTTGGCGAGTCGCATGAGTTCCTTGCGGATTTCGCTGGCGTCGGGTGCGCCTTCCGTAGTCACGTCGCCGAACGTGTAATTCGTGCGACCCTTGACCCAGCCCAGTTGATAGAAGAGACGCGTCAGCGCGGTTTGCCCTTCGCCGCTGCGATGAATCGGGGAGGATTCCTTGACGGGCTTCGCGGCCCAATTCGTCACGCGCTTGGCCTTGTGGGCTCGCTCGACCAGCCCCAGGCAGAGGCGGATATATCCGACGATCTTGGTGGCGTTGAGCGTTCCCGCGAACGCGCGGAATTCGACCGTGTTCTTCCGGCCGTGGCCCAGATTCGTGAGATTGAGCAGATGATAGCGTGACGAGGAGAGGTTGGGGTTGGCTGGGCTGCCGTAATGGCTGATGCGGCGGCAGTAGTTGCCCGATTCGCGGGACTTCGTGCCGGTCGAGGCAAAGATCGCCTTTTCAAAGTTGGCGACGAGCGTCGTGAGACGCTTGAGGGCCTTCGCGTCTCCATTCCAGCCGACGTGTATATGCAGGCCCGTGGAGGCGTTTACTTTCGCGCCGAGCTCATTCAGTTTTTTGAGCATCGCGAGAACGCTAGCGACGCCGGCCGCTCCGCGGAGCACAGGCGAAACGAATTCGACGCCGATCCGGCCGCGGCTGGCTTCAATGCTGCAATCAGTTTTCGATTGCCAGCCCTGCGGGAATCCCGCGGCCGTCAGATCGTAGCCGTAGTGATAAGAACCGACTGCGACGCTGCCGCGTGGCATGGTCGTTTCGATTTCGACGCCAAAAGTAAGATCGTTCGCGTTCATGTTTTTTGTCTCCGTGTGAGTCGTGACGTGTTTGATTCGTCTAAGTCGAATATCGTCGACCGTTTGATCGGTGTCGGGCTGATTTCGGACCATGCCGGCTAGAGGTTGCCTGGCGCGCACGCGGGAGGCCTTAGCCGGCAAAGGCGGGCCAGACGCGAGAATTCCGCCGGAATTCCAGAAATAGTTCAGCGGGCCATGCCGGCTAGAGGTTGCCGTTGAACAGAGAGCGCGCCGCGTTGGCGGATCAGGCTAAATGCGCGCAATCGGTGATGCGCTCCAGCCCCGCGAAGCGCTCGCGGCCAGAGAGAGTGAGCCCCCAGCCGACGCGCGTCGTGCCAAGCGCTTGTCTATATGTATGCCCCAGCGCTTGATATTGATCGAGCACGCGCGCGACGCGCGTTGTCGAGTAGTGTGCCAAGCGGGCAAGGCGAGCGATCGACGTGAGACCGGGCGATTTCAGGATCGCGATCAACACGGCCCGCTCGGCACGATCCGGCACAAACACGTCGGGTGAATCGGCGAGAAACTTCTCCGCCATTTCCTGATCGATCTTCGGGCCGACATACTCAAACCCACCGGTCACTCGACCGCAGGAATCGATTGCGGGCGATCGTCGCTTGCCGCGGCTCATAATTCCGCTTCGCCCGGTTGGCGCGGCCATGCCGAAGCGGCGCGTTCGCCAATCGGGTGAATGATGACGGTAGTGGATCATGCCCGGGTGCGAGGTCGTGCTGAATGCGCGGCCGCCCGCACTCGCAAAGATCGACGCGCAGAAACTGCTGAGACGATTTCCGATGCCGATGCCTTGGAAGTCGGGCAGCACGACCGTGCGATGTTCGCGCATATCGTGCCGCCGGCAGGTGCGCGTCATGCGATGAATCCACGAACTGAAGGCGACCGGTTCGCCGTTCCAGAACGCAACAAAACACTTCGCGCCGACGGCCAGGTCGTGATTCAAATAATGATGACGCCGAAACAGGCGCCAGGCCGTACGGTGGACACGAGCGATTTTGAGCTCGATGGTCGGCCGACAGTAAAGACACCCCCTTGCGAGCTGCTGCGTCGCCATGTCGAGAACCCAATCGGGTTCGAGCCAATCGAGCACGTCGTAGTGGCACGTGACCGCCACGAACTTCTTGCCGATGCGTCCCTGGCGGATGCTTTTGGCAACCGCCGCGGAGCCGATACGGGCGACCGTGCGATCGACAACCGACGTGAATTCATCGAACGCCACCAGGTCGCCAGGCCGCAACAGGGCCCGGGCCAGGTCACAGCGGAATCGTTCGCCACCCGACAGCACGTGATGCGGCTTGAGCCAGGCCGGTGGCGATGAGAATCCGACGCTCGTAAGCGTCTGCGTGACGTGCTTAATCGAGAGCTTGCCGAAGTGATCGACAACTGCCTTGTTTTTCTCCCAGCGAAACCCGCCCTCCACGAAGCGATCACCGTACGCGCTGCGGGCGACCGTGGTTTTGCCGGAACCGCTGGGCCCAACGATGACGCCGATTTTCCAATCGTCGTTATCGGCCGGCAGCTCGACGTTGAACGTCTCGCGAAGCGTAGCGGCGGCCGGCAAATCGAACATGCCGCGGACCTGGTCGACGGCGAAACTGCTCGGGACCGGGCATTCAACAGTGACGGCATGCGTGGGCATGATTCAGTGTCATTACAATAGATCTACAGTGAATCTCAGAGCGTGAGCACTTTGCAGCTCAGGCCTTCGCCGGTGAGCTGCTCGTAAATTTGCTTTTGATGCTCCTCATTGTTGCACTGCACGATGACCTGATAACTTTCGCTGATCGCGATTTCCTTGCCGTCGTCTTCGTCCTCGGTCGCGTCGCTTGTGTCGAGACCCTTGGCCAAGAGATCAAGCATCAGGCAATCGGTGAGCACACCGGGCAGCTCCTCCTGCAGCTCGGCCTCAACCGACAGCAGGTACGTCGACAAATCGGCGGTGAACTGCCCCTGGATCTTCGGGTTATTGGCCGCCACGTTCGCGGCCCGCTGTTTGGCCGGCGTCCAATCGACGACACGAACGCCGAAGAATTCGCTCGGGCTGACTCGGATCCCGTAGCTGCCGGTCGCCTCGTCGATCAGCTCGATCGGCAGATCGCCGTATTCAGCCCGGATCTGTTCGATCCGTTGATGGCCGGCGACCAGCTCGCCCGTGCGACGATTGAAAACGATCCCCGCCAGGTCGCCGAAGCGTTTGATCGACTGCCGCAAGCCGGCGGCCGACTCTTCGGAGATTTTGCGGGGGTTGGCGCCGTCGCCGAGGAGCTCGGCCGTGGTGGCGAGCAGCTGCGTGGTTTCTGCTGGCGGTTGCTTCTTACCCATTGGTGCCCATCACGCGACGAAAGAAATCGCTCGGCGACTCATCACTCGGCACCTGGTCACCTGGCGAATTAACTTCATAGCTTAGGCTCACGACTGGTGGTTTCAGCTGAATGATTTCTAGCTCACCAATCAGAACCGGGTATTCGTGCCCGAGCGGAACTTCGTCAAAACTTTCGTGGGCGATGATGATGCCCAATGAATTGCGCGTATGATCGACGAAGATATTCATCAGCCGAGCATCTTCGGGTACCTTCGCGCCGGCGATCCTGATGCACGATCCCTCGGGAGCCTTATACCATTTGAGAATGGCCATCAGCTCGCGCTCAGGGATGTAAACGATCGCGTATCGCCGGTGGCGAATATCGCTCGGGTCGTACACGTTGCTCGCGCCTTCGGTCATTGGTTCTCCGCCAGCAGCACTACGAGCACGTCGCTCGGCAGGCCGATCGCGATCTGATCCAGCAGCCATTGAATGGCGTGCTGCGGGCGCCGTCATTCAGCTCGGCCCGATAAGCGACGAGCGACGACGTGAGCAGCTTGAGGGCCAGCCGCTGCGGCGCCGCATTGAGCGTGACGTCATCGAGGCGCGACGAGGCATAGCCGGGCAGGCAGCTCGCCGGCGAGAGTTCGAGCGGGATCGCCAACTTCACGGGACGCACGGCGGCGCGAGGCCGCGGTTTGATCGCCGGCGGGTCCTCGGTCTCCGGCGCGATCGTCAGCGACGACTTGCTCGCGTGATCGGGCGAGGCGGGGGCAGCGGACGCATCCGGCGATGGATCGAAAATCTCAGGCATGGGGCCCAGCATAGGCGGAAACTGGGGTTTTTAGAACTTCATTCGTCGCGGTGGGTGAT